GGATCATGAAATTCTAATATTAATTGATCGTATTTTAAATTAGTATGTATCCAATCACTAAGTTCTAAATTACCTACTTCTAAAACTTCGATGTCCGCCGCTTGCCCTTGCACGTGTTGTGATGTGATACTACCTCCAATTTTAATATTTAACTCTGCGCATCTAAACCCAGAACTAATTATCATAGGTTTTTGAAAATAATCTCTTACAGGTTGTAAAACACTTACACACAAATTTCTTAAATTAAATATTTGTTTATCATTAGGTGTGTTATCAATGTTGTGTCTCGTAGCAGTTTGCGATCTTGTAAATTCATGTAGGCTAAAATTATCAGATAATTTCATTAACATCTCCATCTGCGTCTTGCTTGACGTAATCTTGAATTAGGATCTTTTGCAGCTTTAGGAAACTTTTTCATTTGTCCTGCACTTCTTGCGCAAAATGATTTTCTTCTAGCTTTCTCTTTTTTTGTTAAGTTTTTCTTTTTTGTTACTGCTGTTTGTAATTTAGATCCTGGATTTTTTCTCCTGTATGCAGCAACGCCTGCTTTGGTCATACCGGCACCAGCTTTAGTTGGTCTAAAGTTTTTCTTGTTGCGGGGAGGCATGCCTCCCCTTTTCAACATTATAAGTTCTTCTGTATAACTATCCATTATCAGTATCAGCAGTAATCGGTGTTACAAAAACAGTAACAGAGGTTACATTGCTAATAGTCAAGTGCATATCAGTTTTAAATAGTATTCCATCTAAAGGCATATCCACTTGATATTGGTCAGCAGCACTTGAAGCTGGTGTAGCTATGACAAGTTTTTGTGTGCCACTTGCACCACCATCTTTAAATGTTAAACTACCTGCTGACGCATGACCCACATAATAAATAGATAGCAACCTTGTTCGACCAGACTGAATAGTTCCAGTGCTAGTTAAAGTTTTTGCTCCTATATCTGAGTTCATAATATTCCCCTATTAACTAGCTGCATCAAAACCAGTAATCGTTATTAAAAATCTACCAGCAGTATAAGTAGCATCGCCAGTACCTTGACTTACCAAATATAAAAACTGGTCAGCAGCTATATCACCACCAGCGACTACTGTACCAGCAGATGCTGCACCAGCATTAATAATTTGTGTTTCAGTAAGGTCACCGATTGCAGTGTCATTAACACCAGTGCCTTCAGTTGCCGAAAATAAATCAATATCTGTGCTACCACCAGCAGGTGTTTCAAGACAAGCCATCGTTACTCCAAAAACAGTTCCTTGGTTTGCGGTTGTTACTTGCCCAATAAAAGCAACACCAGCTCCATCTTTACCGATAATATCACCAGCAGTGCCTCCATCTTTAAGACCAGTCAAATCAATCATAATTTTAGTTTCTACAATATTAACATTTGTAGTGACATCGCTTTTTAACCTATTTACTTGTGTAACATAAACCGCAGCAGTGCCTTCAATACCAGCACCACCAGTGGCTTCCACTGCCATCTTATCTCCACTAGTTACAGTGATTGCACCAGTGGTTGCATTTTTTGTTATAGTTTGAAATCCGTTCTCAGAACGAACTGGACCTGAAAAAGTTGTAGTTCCCATAATTTTCTCCTAGTTGTAGATATAGTCCTCTAGGGTTGTCTGCCAAGCCAGTCTATATCCGTTATTAATTCTTGGTAATAACAGTATACAAAAAAAAAGAGGACTATGTAAGTCCTCTTTTGATTTAGTTTATTTTTACAGTTAGCTAGTCAGGTTTTTACTTATCCACCAATCAAGATTACTTAAATTAGAACTAACTTTTAATTCATTAGTATGACCTTTCATCAAGACCCATAGTTGTCTACTACCAGTATATTTTAATTCTTTATAAATGTAATAGCCTTTGTTAAAAAGTTCATCACTAATATTAGCTTCATAACCACCTCTTTTACTTTTAGTAAATATAATATTTTTATAATTTTTTTTTGTCATTTTTTTATCCTTTGTTTATAATATTATTATAATGTAATATGATGTGATTTGCAAACATACCTATGTAAGGTGCAGAAAACCTACATTTTCACAGTTTTGTTAAATTAAAAAAAATACGAATCGATTCGGTTTAGGTATTAAATATCACATCTTTTTACTTTTTTTTAGTTTTTAAATATGCAGAAAACTAGGCTTTTTGACTTTTATGGTCAGTATGCTATAATAGTATATAACAACAAAGGAGGTAAACATGTTTATAAACGACAAACAAAGAACCATGAAGTTAACTAAAGCATTTAAAGAAAGAGTAGCTTTAGATATAAAACCATTTATAGAAAAAGGTAACAATACATTTTATAAGTTGAAAAAAGTATTACCACAATATGAAGATAGAGAATTAAAAGCTGGTTTGAAATATGCTTCTAAGAATTATTTACCCAGAGCTATTTTTATAGGTAAAGGTGTTAGAGCAAGAATGGCTATTGAAAACTATTTAATAGTTAAACCTAAGACTAAGAAAATTTATCAAGTCGTAAAACTTTAGGAGATTGAAATGAAATTTACTTTAAAAGAAATAATTGATATGTGGGAAAAAACTTATAACGAAGATATGGTTAATAAATATTCTGGTTTCATTCGTAATATGATTATTGAATACGATAATGCTAGAGAAAAAAAAGAAGAGAACAAATAAAAAAAGGGGTCATAAAGACCCCTTCTTTCCAACCGATTATTTATAGAGATTAAGCTGCACCAGGTGAGCCAAAAATACCTCTAGGGTCAGAGAACCCAAAAGAATATCTTTCTCTTGCTTTAAATCTTACATTACCAGAATCAAAGTCTCCTTCGATTGCAGTCTTAATAGGACTTCTAACAAATTGTTTTAGTCCGTTAGGTGCATCTGTCATAATGAAGAAAGCATCAGTATCTGTTAGATAATGATTAACTCTATAGCCTTGAGGTATCATACCCATGTTTGCCATAGCATTAATGTCATTGTCAGCAGTACCGACTCTTTGTGGTGACTTCATAATTCTTTCTGCTGTAAACTGTAACTCCTTTGGAATTATCAACTTGACACCTTGCATTGCTATCTTTAATCCTCTTTCATCTACGAAAGCAGCTATATCAATTAAAGATTGCTCTAAAGATGTTTCGCTTAAATCAGCAGCAGTGTTTAAAGTATTCTCTAATACACCACCATTTGCTAGTGGATGTAATAAAGAACATAACTCTTTTCCATCACCGCCTTTGAAGTTACTGTCAAAAGCATTGTTTAATACATTAGCAGCTTTTACTTGCTTGGTGTTTGCCATACTTCTAGCTAGTGCTCTTGTATAACGACCAGCTAATCTGTCATACAAATTATCTTCAATAGCTTCTTCAGTAATCGCAAATGCTAATGCGATAGTTTCGTGTGTGTATCTCGCTGTGAAAGATTCATTAGCTTGGTCAAATACTACATTTGCACCTTCTGATTTTACAGGTGCAGAACCGAAACCACTTAACATTACTTCTTCTTCAAAAGCTCTGTCAGATGTTTCAGTAGTAAAGATTTCAGCATGTTCATTTTCATAACGATTATATTCGAGTCCGAACAGGGCATTTAAACCAGGCTCTAACTCTTTAACTAATTGACTTCTAGATATTGCCATGATTTATACTCCTGTGTCAGCTACATTATTTCGCTGATAAAAATGGTTTTGAATACGAACAATCACATTATTATTAGTAGTACCAGCACTAACATCTGAGTTGTTAGGGTCTTGACTGATGTCCACTGCCATCAATGCAAAAGTAAAAGATGTGCTAGTTGCAGATACATCTAACTGAACTTTAGAAATACCAGTGTCTGTATTACCAGTAACATTGGTTACACTATAGTTTGTAAATAAATCGCTTCTTTCAAATCTTTCATCAGCATCGATTAAAAATAATGTGCTTGGGTCGTCTATAACATTAGCAACAATATCATCAGCAGCTATACTACCAGGATAGTGATTGCTAAATGTTGGTTTCTTAGTTGTTGGGTCTGTGTAAAAACACCCATTAAATACACCAACTATTGGAGTTGCATTTCCTGCGGTATGTCTTTCGATATTACCAGCAGTAACAGGAATAACCATATCCCCTTGAAAAATCGCAGTTCCGTAGTTGTTAGCTATTGTGTACCTATTTTGAGCATTATTCCATGACGCACCATTTAGATTTTTATAAGGTCTAAGACCAAATTTTTCTACTACATTCGCCATAATTTTCTCCTCTTATGAGCAATATAATTAACAAATACGGTGATTGTAAAATTTAGGTTTTACGACCACCACCAAAAGTGACACGAGATTGTCTATCAACATTAATAGGCATCTCAGGTCGTTGCTCCCTTAGAATATCATTGTCAACTGCCTTCATTTGGTCTGAAGTTTTATCTTTAAAATAATTTTTGCGTTGTTCAACAATCTCTTCAGGTATTCTCGCCAATACGAGTCCACCAACTCCAATTAGACCCTGAAATTTTCCTTCACTAATTACTGGATAGTCGTGTTCACCGATTTGATTTTTAATCTCTTCAGCTCTAACAAACTCCCATCCTTCTCTTCGTCTTTTTGATACATTTGCTGTATCATCTTGACCCATAGTTTCAGTTCTAATCCAACGATGTTTATAACCATTGGGTGCAGGAGGTGCATCTAAACTAGATGGTGGCATCCACTGTTTTTTTCGTGTATCTCTCACTGTAGATGTTCGTGAGCTTCTGTTTGTTTTGTCCATAAAGAACTCCTATTTTACAAATTTTGCGTATTCTTCCAACGGCACTCCAAGTTTTTTAGCTATTGCTACCTGTGAACGAGTGAGCTTCACAGTTCTGCGACCTTCTTGTTTTCTACCTGCCGATGCGACAGTTTGAGGAGGTCGTTGTTCTTTTTCAAACTTCTGAGGAAAATATGTCCTCATCTTTGAATTAATTTCAGTATAGTAATCTTCACTCTCTGGGTCAAACCCTTGGGCGATTAAATCTTCGTGTATTCCATATGCAGCATTTGTCATCACTTTATCTCGCCCAAACCACGAATTTTCGTCTGCCCACTCTTTTGCTCTCGGTGAAGGTTGTTTCACTGGTTGTTGAGGTTGCTCAACTGGTTGTTGTGTTGTTTCTTTTTCTTGTGTTTGTTGTGTTGCTTGTTCTTTTTTTTGTTCTACTAGTATTCTTGATTTTTCTTTTTCTACCGCTAACTTAGTTAACAAATCATTCGCTTCCATAATTTTTTCACTATCATTATTTTCGATAGCTAATTTTAAATTACTTTTCACTTGCTCCCTTTGTGCATCTATCCTTGCATCAAATTCTTTTATATAATTGTCATCGACAACATTTAATGTTTTTTCTGCCTTGCTATATTTATCTTGTAAACCCTTCGCATAATCCAGAGCAGCTTTCTCTCTTCTCTCAGCTTCTCTATATCTTCTCGTTAATTGGTCAATTCTTTTTTGTACTGTACCAGAGATTTCATTTAAATCACTTTGTTTATCTGGTTCTTCTTTTTTTTCTACAATTTTAGATTCTGTATCTTTTTTAGTAGGGTCAGTATATCCTAAATCAACTTCTTCTAACTCAGGTTGTGTTGTATCTTTTTCTTGTTTTACATCTAGTGATTGTTCCTCGTGTGCATCTTCCCCTACGGAAACTTTTTCATCTTCTCTGTTTAAATCTAATTTTTGTTGTGCCATTTTATCTCCTTAAAATAATGCGAGGATGTCCTCTGGTTTTTTTATAGTGCCTATAATTTCGTCATCATTTAATATTCTATGTTCGCCATACTTAGTTTTAAATCTTGCTCCAGAATATCTACCATAAATTACAAACTGTCCTTCTTTACACCAAGGACCATTTGGAAACCTTTCCTTATCCTTGTAACACAAATCTCCCATCTTAATAACTAAACCCACTACAGTTGTCATTTCCATTGTTTCAACTGTCTTATCAGAAAGTATTACACCACCCTCTGTTTTTTCTTTTGCTTTGTAGGGTCTTACTAATATTCTATACCCAACTGGATTAGGTATAACTTCTAAATATTCTTCTGTTTGTTTTGTGCCTTTTGGAACTAAAATGTCTTTTGAATTTTTTTTATAAATTCTAGGTGTTATTAGTGTCATCATTCCTCATTTTTTTGCAGGTTCATAATATCCTGTTGCAATGCCTCTAATGCATTGAGTTTGCCTCTAGCATACTGTAAATTCTCTACTGTGTCTACACTGTAGATAATATTATCTTTTGCTACTTGTATTTCTTTTTGTATCATTTTTTTTATTCCCAATAATGTATCTATGTCGTACATACCTCATTCCCCCATACATCCCAACCTTGTGTTTCTCTTCTAGCAAACAATTCTATTCTAGGTAAGTCTCCACAAAGTTGTATTATTTTATCTTTTACACAATCTGGTTTTCTACTATGTTCTTGTATTGGCTCATATACTATTTGATGCACTCCTCGTGATTGTCTTTCTATAGAACCTTTTTTTGCTATTAAACATAATTCTGCATTGGCTCTTGTCCAATATCCTAATCCCCAAAAAGCATCAAACTTTTCTTCTTTTACAAATGTTAGTTGTTTTTTATTATAATTTTTATTTGCTTTCACCCATACAAAACCGCAAGTAGAATATTGAAAACCCCAACTAGAGATAACTTCAAAACTTTTTGGTAGTGTAGGAAAGGTAACCCACATAAATAACAAACAATTATCTTGTGTTATATTTGCAACAGGTAAATTTTTTATCCATTGTAAATCCTGACATGCATAATGATTGTCTGCACTTTTATCTTTGCCTTTATCTGAATATGTATCAAAGCTCCAAGGTGGGTCTGCGTATATAATATTATATTTTTTGTTTGGA